TAATACTCAGATCTCGCGCCCTTATTCGTAACATTTTGCCACCGGCTTGCAAATCTTTATTAATATCTTGAGAGGTGGTTGTCCATGATGAAGTCAAGCGGTCAATCTTTGCACCGGCAAACGCACGTTTGGCAACGGTTTTTTTGTGCTTTCTAAAAATAGATAAAAAATTCATCAAAACCTCGTTTTAATAATACCGCTGTGGCCTAGGCCATTGCGGATGCGCTCGGCACGAGTTTCACGCACATATTCAGCGCGATATTTATCACGTAACATAATCAAATCAGGTATTGGGGTGCGCCATAATTCACGCCCGGCAATTGCGTACTTTTCTTGATCTTTACTGGCTCTACCCTCGATTGTTGCTTCAATCGCATCCAATACTTTTTTAACGTGACCGCGTGGATCAGTGGTTGCAGCATCACGATTGGTTTTAACTTCAAACGTGCCACTGTCAATAGTGATACGCTCTGAGTCGGTGGTGCGAATAATATACGCTTGCCAATGATAGATGCCTGCGGCATAAGTTACTGTTACTGCTTGGCCTACTTCCACAATATAATCCGTTCCGGACTCACTTGCGGTGATCTCAATTTCTGTTGAGCCTGCATTTTCTAAACGTGCCGAATATTTCAAAGAATACAATGCAACGGGATAATCACTGTTTAAGTCGCTGCGCTTCCAGGCGATGCGATCACCGGCCACAATTGTGCCAGGCTCAGTTGTTGGGTAGTTTGTAGAGTCAAATAAATTGGCCATAAATCCCTATATCTAGTGTTTTTAAAATATAAAACTACTATATCTAGTAACTTAGTGTCGTAACTTTTTTTTAAATGTCAACCCTAATTTTAAATTATTTACCAACGGGATACAAAACCCCCACTTGCCTTGTGTTTGCCGTGCCTTGGTCGGATTTTTGGTGGTGTTTTGGTCAATTTTTTAATAATCTTTTTATCGGTTTTTAATTCGGTTTTTGTTTTTTCTGATGAAACATCAAATAAATCTTTAGTGATCGGCTCAACTATATCCTCTAAGTGCTGCCAATCCTTTTGACTGAATTTATTCATGCCTAAATGGTAAACCGCTGCCAGGGCATACACTGAGCAATCAAGCACCTCGTTGCGCTTATGCGATGGCTTGACCCACTCAGTTTTGGGGTGGCCTTTGTGATACCTGGTAACCTTACGCTCTGAGGTCAATTGGCTATAAAAATCATCGTCAAACCCTGTGGAAAAATGCACACGCCCCGCACCATCCTCAATACCGAACCGCCCATACCAAACCCCCTTTGCAGTGTCTGAGCCTACCGGCCACAATTGCACACCGCCTTTTATAGTCTTGCCTTTGAGGGTAATATCTTGGTTGGTTGGTCGGCCAACCACTGGTCGGTTGCGTGTTGATTGCCCTTTGATGGCGATCACATGGCGGTATTTTCTAAGTCGGCAAAAATCATACACCATTTGCGTGTGATGGCCACCGGTATCAATTGCCACCGCACTTAGTTTAACGCTTGATCCGCTTGCATGTTCTAACTCTAACATTAGCCATTCATCCAACTCTGACCATAATTTAGGTGATGCAGGATCGCCAAAAAATACTTGATAATCAATCGCCCAACTCTCTTGGCCATTTTTACCCCATGCCCATATCACCGCCTCAAGTCTGTTGTCTTGAACGTCAACGCCACACGTGGCAATCAATGCGCCCATTGGCAATGTTCTTAGTGGGTACTCTTCGGCGCGCTTGCGTAAATCGTTCATATCAATTCTATTACTTTCTTCGTCCCATGTTTCACCCAGGGCGGTGTTGATAAACGTCTTTAAAAGGTGGGGGTCTTCTTGTGCATCTAACCACTTTTGCACTAAGCTTGCCCATGACTCCCAAGGCGAGTAAAGACTAGATATATGATAACTGCGGCGTGTGTCACGGTAATTATTTTCCGGCTTAGTGGCAACCCATTGGCCGTGTTGCAGCATCTTTAATTTGTCACTTTCAGTGATCATTCCACTGCAATGATCGCACATATAAAACGCGGTTTCGGGTCGAGGTATTTTGTTTTCATCTTTATCCCATTTGATGTTTTTCCAGTGCAACTCTTGCATGCTGTCACAATGTTTGCACGCTACGTGGTATTTTCTTTGATCACCCTTTAAATATTCGCGCTCAACTCGTGACACGTCTTTAATTGTTGGCGTTGATCCAATTAAAACTTTGCGGCGTGCAAATGTTTTTGTTCTATTAATAGCCAACTCGATTGGGTCACCCTCTCCATTTTCGACCCCTCCAACGTCAAACGGGTACGCATCTACCTCATCCAGTAATAAATACCTAACTGGCACAGAACGCAAATCAGATGCGGAGTTTGCACCGGCAATAAATAACACGCCACCATCAAATGCTTTTGAGGTTGTGGTGTTGCCACTGTCGCGCGATCTTGGATCAGCAATCAAATTTTTTAAAACCGGCATATCTTGGATCATGGTCGATAAACGTTGTTTACTGTAACGCTTGGCAAGATTTAAAGTTGGTTGCACCATCATGCACGGCGCGGGGGCGCGGTGAATTATATTTCCAATTAAGTTTGTCAAAATCTCGGTGAATCCTAGCTGTGCGCCTTTCATGATGGTAACAAATTCACATCGTGACGATGGCGAAAATGCATCCATTATTTCGCGCAAATACGGGGTGCGACTAGTGCGCCAACGCCCCGGCTCGGCTGCATAAGTTTGATTTAATAAACGGTATTCATCGGCCCATTCGCTCAACAATTCCTGTGGGTCGGGTTTTAATCCGGCTGCAATAGCGGCGAACGCCAAACGCTCACCATCAACATTAACTGTCGGTATCTTTTTGCTGCTCATTGTCTATTGGTGCGGCTACTACGCCGGCAAACTCCTTGTCCATATCGCCTAAAATTTGATTAATTTCATTTTCAATAATATCGTGTATTTCATGATGATCGCTCTCATCAGCTATTGGCACAGCAAGGCGATCGGCCACCGTTTGTAGTGAATTGCGCACACCACGTGCCGCGGTGAATATTGTTCGGCGAACCACATCAGTGCGCACCAACTCACCACGCAACTCTGCATCGTTCATCTCAGCAATATTTGCTTGCGCTGTGATCAGTCGGGTTTTTTCCCCGTGCTGATCAGTGTTGGCCACGCCACCAAATGCGCGCTCGCGTAAAAACTTCACATACCCCTGCACACTTTTCACCAAGTCATATTGGCCACGCCCTTGTTTGGGGATCACCCCCTCACCCACCAACTGCTGACACCGGCGCTCAGATAGCATTAACAGTTTTGAGATGGTTTCAATTGAGTATGTTTGACTATCAGCCATTAACAACCTCATCAAAGGTTAAACCACTCACCTCATGCACCGCTTGTTTGCCGGTGTACTCTTGCCAGCGTTTGATAATTACATCTAAATATATAGGATCAAACTCCATAATAAAACAATCAATGTTGTGTTTTTCAGCGGCAATTAATGTTGATCCACTACCACCAAAATAATCAGCAATTGTCTTTGATGTTATTTTAAATCTCTTTATTATCCACTCCATTAATGACACTGGCTTTTGTGTTGGATGCACTCGATTAATTTTTTCTGATGCTTGCGTGAATTGCCTAACAACACTCCTAAAGTTTGCCCATGCTAACTCACAATCTGTTTGATCTGATCCACCGTTATTTTTATCCCATACAATCCAACACTCACTATCAGGCAACACACTTGAGTAATAATTTGCACCCCACCAAATTTGTTTTGATTTAGGATAAAGCTCATTAATCAAAATAAACGCATCCTTGGCAACATCGGGATTGTCATCTCCCATAATATCAGTCTTATAATTTTTTGATAAAACGCCTGATTTTGTTACTGCGTTCATTCCGTAAGGTGGGTCTGTGTGTATTAAGTCAGGGTATATTCCAATCATTAATTTTGCAACATCATTCGCACTGGTACTATCACCACACATTACTCGGTGATTATCAAGCAACCAAATATCGCCTTGCTTGCTGATCGGTATCTCAGCCACTTCCGGCACATCATCCTCATCGGTTAAACCGCCGGCAATATCCTCATCAATCACCAGGCCGGATAACTCATCCTCATCAAAACCAATCACCGATAAATCAAAGCCTATGTGATCGCCGACAATAAGTTGGCACTCAATGCTGGATGGGATGAGGATTTATTAAAACTTGAACTCAGCGCATTGGATCAGATCGGCTTTGATTTGTCGGTGATTGGTTTTGATGCAGACGAGTTATCCGGCCTGGTGATTGATGAGGATATTGCCGGCGGT